ATGAGATACGTTGTAACTTTAATGATACTGATCTTTGCAAGTACTTCAGTTTTTGCTGACGATTCAGAAACGAACCTGTTGGCTAAAAAGATTAAGACTAAGCTTCAAAAGAAAGTAGACAATAAGTTTGATGACTATCAAGGTTATTGTGACGTCATGATAGAAATGGAGCACAAAAGTAAAAACGCAGTAATAAAAAGAGTAACGAGTAGTGGTGACCAAAAAGTGTGTAGGTACGTTAAGTCCAACTTGAAGAAAGGAAAACGCTATCGTTACAAATACCCCGAAAAGTACATTCGCCTCCATATAACCACAGGCTTATAAATGTTTCAGAACGCCTTGATTAAGAGCGAGTGAACTGAGTTCGTGTAGAGCGTTTAGCTGATTTTTGCTGTTGTACGAGACGAGCATGAAAGGCTTTTTGCTCAGCAGCGCGTTTGAGTTCGTTAAAGTAGTTATGACATTGAATGGCGAACTCAGTGAGTTGGCCGTCACCATCATAGATATATTGATTCTCAGGTGTTTAAGGAAGAACACACCAGTAAAGTAAGTCGAGGACTAAGCGCGCATCAATTTTCAATAAGAGATTTGATTTGCTTCGTAAGCATAACCACAAACCAAACTAGCGATTGCAAGTCCACAGGAACCTCGGTTAAAGCCTCAAAAGCAAACAATGTTGTTAATCTTAGGAGGACATTTTAAAGTAGCTAAAACCGGACATTATTGCTTTGAGACCCCACCCCTTGGTACGCATTATGGGCGCTTATTTTGAATACGATTGCATATGTGTGTCCTATCAAATGTCTCTCTTTTGAGGGACAATTCAATGAAGTATCACGAAATGACTAAAAACTATATTTTTCGTGAACTTGAATGTGGTTTAACCGTCGAAGAAGCTGCCAAACTTTGTTTAAAAAGTGTGAGGACGGTCAAACAGTGGGATAAGGGAAAAGCCATTCCGCCGGAGTGTAAAAGGCTGATGCGCATGAACAAGGGTAGAGAACTGAGCATCTGCGATGGGTGGGAAAACTTCGTAATGAGGCATGACCGCTTAGAGTTGCCGACTGGTCAACGGGTGACGCCTCAGCAAGTACTGATTGGCGTAGCGTTATTAGAATTGGGGGCTTCAAATGATAGAGAAGTTGCTCACCGAATCCTGAAGTATGCGAGAGTGTTGAAGAATATGGTGTAATAAAAAAGGCTCCGAGTGGAGCCTGTATGATTTAGCAAAATATTTAATGCCAACAACCTTGTCCATTAAAATAAGACGGGTCACGAGGCAGTTTGCGCAGCGTGCTTTCATCTTGTAAGTAACGCTTCTCGAAATTTGCTCGTTTAGCTCCCCAGGCGGGTAATTCTCTAAGTACACTAATTATTCCTTGAACCTCTGGAGTGTCAAAACCATATCCACGAGACAAAAGATCTTCTAAAACTGGGTACAAATCCTTATAAATTCGGTTTGCATCAGCTTTTGAATCTAGTTGACCTTTCATCTTCATTAAAAGAGAACCTAGAGGGGATGCTTTTCCTAACTGTTCAAGAATTGCGTTCATGAGCTATTACCTTCGCTATGTATACATTAAGTATTAACTGAATAAAGAATACAAAATAGTAATCATCAGGGAGAGTCTGGTTACTATAAAGTATCATCGGACAAACATTTTCAACGATGGTCATGACCACAAAACTGATGCCAATGTAGGTTCGAATTTTAGAGTCGATTACATCAGCTCCCATGAAAACTGAAAATAAAGTCACAATGACGGCATATGTAATCAATGTTGAAAAGAAAGAAATTACTTGTTCTAAGACACTAGCTACCATGCCATAAGCATTTAGAAACGCAGAACCGACAGTTAAAAATGCGAATAGTACGATCGCTTTCTTTTGATTATTAATATTAAGCACGACTTATACCTAATGTTGAAATGACGAACAATTATATTAAAAAGCTCGAGCATTTTTAATCTCAATGACCACAAATAGTTATTTTTCCTACAAAAAACATCACCCTAACTACACAGCTGCACTCGTTTATCTCATTTGATACTCACCAAGGTGTGCATGGGTGGGTGGAATTTTTACTGATACTAATATGTAGAAAGATACCAAATGTATTGGAACAATATTGGACAATGAAACTTGGTGATGAATAACCAACTCTACAGCGCATTATGGGCGCTTGTTTTGAATGCGATTGCATATGCGTATCCTATAAAATGTCTCTCTTTTGAGGGACAATTCAATGAAGTATCACGAAATGACTAAAAACTATATTTTTCGTGAATTTGAATGTGGTTTAACCGTCGAAGAAGCTGCCAGACTTTGTTTAAAAACTGTGAGAACGGTCAAAGAATGGGATTCCTCCAGAGTGCAAACGCTTGATGAGGATGAATAAGGGTAGGGAATTGAGCTCTTGTGAAGATTGGGAAAACTTCGTTATGCGGCATGATCGATTAGAGCTTCCAACAGGACAGTTAGTTACTGCGCAGCAAATATTGATTGGGGTTGCTTTACTAGAGTTAGGGGCATCAGATGATATTAAAGTTGCTCACCAGATTCTTAAGTATGCAAGAATACTGAAGAAAGTAGTGAAATAAAATAAGGCTCCAAAAGGAGCCTTATACCTGATAGAAACTTGGGGTTGGGAAGTGGTTTTATGCGTCTGATGAATAGTATTTATATGGAGAACTAGATTTATCTACGTTTATTTCGCCCTTTCTACCTAGAACTTTGCCAGCCCAATTGCTAACTTTTTGACGAGTACATCCGACACAATCTGCAACTTCTCGTGCAGTGAGTGCTTCATCTAAGGAAAGCTGAGAGATCAACCCTAAAACCCTAATTTCAACTTCCGCAAAGTTACCATTAGTAACAGGAGCCTCTTGATGTACAATCTCTACTAGCTTTGAGTCGTCTTCAAAGCATCGTTTGACTTTCGCTTGTTTGACTTCTTCTTCCGCATAGATTTTTTTACATTCAGGACATTTGTAACTCTTTTGTTTGGATTCTAAGAAGTAAGGGTCGAACTGTGAAAGAACTGAATCATAAATAAATCTAATTGGTGTATATTCATCTTTTTTGTCTGCATATTTAATATTGAATTCACTACAAACATCATAATCTATTGAATATAAATTATAATTACCTCCATGCTTTGAAGTTACATTTTCTGAAATGAAGTGAATCAAAAAGTTTTCGCATAATACATTTAAATAATCTTTTCTTAGTGGGTCTGCCATAAAGTGACTAGCTGGTCGATCAGGAAACTTATTCTTCTCCTCGATCGCTTTCTCTAAAATGGCCGCCCACATATCTAAGTTAAAACCTGGAACAAGTCGCTTTTTAATGCTTCCATTAAATTGTTTTTGATATGTTTTTCTTGCACTACTTATCCCGTAGTTTATCTCAGCCAAACCAATTTTTCCGTCAGAATTAGAACTTGCTTGGATAAATGCATTTTGTAAGATTATCCCTATTGTCCTTGAAACACCTAGAGTTTCCCGTGTTATTCTATAGATAATCTCTTTAAAATTAGATTTAAAGACATCTGTAACTTTAAGTGTTGGACAAAAACTTTCGATTCGTTTTAGTATTAATCTTTCTACAAATGTTTCCGTTTTGCTGATAGCAGCGATTGCACCGTTATATCTATCAGCGTATTCATTAAAATCTAAAGGTATTGGAAAAATGTCTCTGCCAACAATAATTCGTTCACCAAAATCATAACGGTCGGTGATCACACCAATTTTGAAAAACATACCAATTCTTGAACCCAAAAAAGACTTAAGAAGAGCACTGAATGTATTTTGAGCTTTAAGAGACAAATCTGAGTATTCATCTACAAATACATATATAGCATCGATTTCCGCTTTTCTTTTTATATCACTTATTTTATTTAGAAACTCTTGAACATTGAGGCCTTTAATTTGTTCTACAGTTTGGCTCTGGGCTAGCTCATATGAGTCGGATTGTTTACCCATGGCCTTTAAATTAGAAACTGACATTTCAGCTGATATTTCTGAATTTTCTGAAATTTTCCTGTCGCTGGTCAAGTTTACTTGCTTAGATGTTGAAAGTGTTATCCCTTCAACTAATACCTTTTCAATGTAATCCAAATCATCTAAAGCTGGGTTTTTTTGAGAAAATACAGCTAAAAACTTTTCTTCAAACATTAAGTTCAGCTGTTTTTTTAGTGAACTAATAATTTGACGTATAAAATGAATTTCGATTAGATTTAAGTCATTTTTGGAGTCAAAAAGGTCATTACAAGTGCTAAGGTCAATGTAGATTGGTAAAACTTTTCCATCATGGATTAACCTGTCCTTATCTTTTAGCTTTGGGGCTATTGATTTCAAGCATTCATAATATCCTCTAAGGAGGTTAGTTGTTTTACCTGTACCTCTACGACCACTGATGAAGTTATCTTGTCTTTGAAGTAAGCTTTGCAATATGCCAAAAAAATCAATGAAGTACTCTTCAAGGTCTCCTAACTCATTGAGATTATCTAGGGTAATATAGTCAGCTCTTAGTATCGAGTCGAAAGCACATCTTAGTTTTTGTTTTTCTTGCCCATTCATTTTTCTGTCCTACATTCTCAACGAATACGTAAAATTTGTTGAATATTCAACGTTTTTAACTTTCTTTTACACACATATTGTGCCGACTTAGGCTCTGTTGCTCAATAGACATACTTCATATTTTCAATAAGATAAATTAGTTGCACATCACTTTTTCATAAAACCGTTGAGATGTGGTGGAATTTACCCCCGTAATACCCCCGTAATACAGATTCGGGGGTTTGACCTCCCGCCGCACGTCGCGCAATCGTCCTAGCCCGTCCTCACTTGCTCCGCGCGTCCGTCGGAGAGAACCCAGAAAAGAAGAATAAGCATTGCTCGACACTCGCAAAGCTTTGATGTTGCAAGTATGCAGCGTTCCAGTAGGTTAACGCGCCTTTGGTGTGGATAGTCTCTGCGAGGCTGGTCTAGCAGGAAGGAGGGCGACAGCATCCAAGTGGCTTTGGGCTGCTAACCGCGCCGATTAAGTGATGGGGCTAGGTTTTGCTAAGGTGGGCGGCTTGGTGCCTCGTCGTCGCTCCGCAACTCCTTATCCCTGCGGGGCAGGCACCTTGCCTTTAATTGAAGTAGTCGACCAGTTTACCTAGGAGGTATCTGGAAAGGTCATACACGAGCACCACTATGACTGCATTCACTATCGAGAGATGATCAAACAACTCGATGATTTCAACGAGCTGTCCATGCGTTACGTATTCATTCATTAGGTTTCGTCTCCACTAAACAAACCGCCAACGGGTTTGAGTTCAATATCTTGCTCTTGCCGTTGTGCATATTGCTCATACGGCGAACACGTGACATAGAAATTGGATGCGCCGCGAGACAGCTGGACGAGGCAATCGTCCAGATATTCCATCTTGACGCCCAACTTATTTAGGAATCCGTCATCGAGGTAAGTCACACCGCGTGGTGTGACAACCTCAAAATGCACGTTGACGTGTATCGAGGTGGCTTTGTGCCAACGTTCCACGGCAGAAACATAGATACTCTCTGAGTTCGCCAGTGGGAACCAAGCAGGAACGGTGCCTACGTCATGATAAGACTCATTCCCGCAACCAGAACCCGTACAGCCAGAACCACTAGAACCCATGACAGAACCAGGCGAACTAATTTGACCAGGACGTGCTTGACCTTGCGAAGTCGAAACGCCACTTTGCTGCGAAGTTTGATGAAGCTGCGTTCCTTCCGCAGTTGTCGTCTCAGAATCAGAAACCATACCAATAAGCGCATAAACTAAGTACCCAAATGAAAGCACGACCAGTGCCATAGCTGCTAAGAATTTCGGGTTAAGAAAGATGTTCTTTCCAAGCCCCGACTTGGTGATTTGCCCCGTGACGGTCGAGGCGTAGAGTAGGTGAACATCAAGCGGCACCTTGAGGTTATAAACCACATCGTCTTTGCTTGGTTTGGTGACCGTTCGAGTTGGGTCATGCTCCAAGATGCGCGGTTTACGGTTGGAAAAGAAGATCCCATCTTTCCCCTTATGTTGCTTGGCCAACTCCGCAACACCTTTTAACTCTTTCGGGATTTGAGCAAAGTCAGGCGTGAGCAACACAATGTCCCAGTTGTAGTGCCGGTGCTCCATAAAGGCGTTGTTAAAGTTCTCTGGATAGATGATGCGTCCTTGCTCATCAAAGCGTGTGCGTTGGCAATCGTCTATCTCGCCATTGTCCAAACTGGACGTATCAATCGTTAGCCAGCGAGAGTGAAACAGCTCAGAGAATCCTTCCGGTAAGTGAGGCTCAAAGTCAGTGAAAGGGCGCTTGTGTATGTTCGCCATTTTGAAACCTGCATTGACCGAGAAGATTTGCTGACATTCATCAATGAGGATGAACGCCCCAATGGGCGCCCAACAGAAAAAGTATTTCCAAAGCTCGAAGCCTTCAGGATTGCGAGAGCTAATGCGAATGAGCCGAGCTGTATCAGGAAACTTCTCACCAAGGCGTTGTTCAATCACTTCAAGTGGCTGCATGCCATGAATGTTGGTAATGCAAATTCGACCTTCACGCAGTGCAGGCAGTAAGTCAAACCACACGGCGCAAGCCGATTTGTAAGAGCCACCGTGACCGTATCGAAATGAAGTAGCCATTCAATCACCAGTTAAAGAAACGCATAACTAAAGACGTAGCGAACGCATCAAAGATGACACGTAGCCCAGAGGTGACGCCGTATTCGGTCAAGATATAACGGACATCAGAGGGAAGCGCATTAAAGCGGTCTTCGACAAGCGTATAGACGCCATATTCTTCGAGCAGCAGCTGCGCAATCTTGAGTGCGATTTGTATCGAGGCAATCTTGATATCGAACCATACTGAGATGAGCCACATCGCGCCGTATTCAAACACGTTCTTTATCCATTCAATCGCCACATCAAAGAAGTCGAGAAAGGTTTGCCCAATGTTGGCAATAAACTCTAATGCTGAGTAGATGTATTCCATGTTATTTACTCCGATTACCAAACAGAACCCAAAGGGCGATTAAGGCACAAATGAACAGCACGACAGGGCGCACATACCCCGATACCGCATCAAAACGCTGTAGTCCTGATTCAACGGTTGCGCCTTTGATGTTAAAAGACTTGTCGCTTAATGTGCCGTTATTGAAGTTGGTGCCGATAGTGATTAAGCCTTTGATGTCGTCCACATAGCCTTGGATGTATTCGGCTTTTTCATCTATCGTGGTTTGCAGGATGGCAAAGTCTTCTGCCGTGAAGATTTCGCCAGTGATAGCGGTGCCCGTAGGTGTGCCAAACTCTGAGCCAGTCAATAGACCCTCAATCGCATTTAAGCTGTTATCGAGTTCGCCCATTGAATCACCAAGCCCTTTTAAATCGCTACGAATACCAATGGTCGCGTTGGTATTGTTGTTCACCGCCGTAGTGATATCGCCGTTGGCCTGTTGGATGAGTGCCTTGGTGTTTTTGTAAATCTTGTTGTCATTGATTTGCTGCTCTTGAATGGCTTGGGTGTTATCGACCAAAGAGCCTTTCACATCAATGACCGCGTTGGTGATGTCCGCGTGTGACTGGTTGATATCAACGTTAAGATCATGAATGCCTTTGTTCACATCCACGTTAAGCCCTTTAATAGCAGAAAGGACTGCCGTGTCTGTCGATTCATCCGTGTCAGGGTCTTCTACATCCGGTTCATCATCGACGTCACCGGGATTGATCGTGTTGGTTGAATCGTCGGGTAGGACACTTGGGTCTTCAATCTCGCCTGTTGGGTCGTCAGGGTCATGGGTTGGGTCTTCCGGTTCATCGGGTGGATGATGGGTTCATCCGGTCCCTTATCGCCCCAAAACAAAGTGCCACCTTCACACTGACGACCAGTGAACGCGAACTTGAGAGAACATTGAGAGTCGGGCGTGTACTGTCCATCAGGAACGCCAGTACAAATAATGGTGGATTCGTTCTTAGTGACTTCACATCGAGTGGCACCGTAGTCACCGTAGCAAGCGCCCGTCACCAATTCGCCGTATATGGCAGGGTGCCAGTACAATTTCACGGTATCGCCAATGGACTGTTTGAACTGGCAAGCGTCCATACATGAGCCGTCAGGATTCTCCCCATACTCACACGGAGGAACGATGGGTTCACAGGTGACACCGTCACCATCATTTATCAATTCATAGTCAGCTGGACACTTAGCCGTATCATGACGGAACCATACAGTTTGAATTTTTGGGAAAGAAGAACTGTCGGTATTACACATTATACGTAAGCCGAACTCATCGCTATCCATGTAACATGACGTAGTAGAGAAGTCCTTGTATCGAACAAACTTATTTTCATAACAAGAGACATAAGAATAAGGGTTAACTCTCATCCCCCTAGACAGTTTGCAGTCGGGATAAGCGATAACATCCCTCACAGCGTAAGTAGGTTGAGCTGCGCTTGCGTGCCACGACAGGAACAAGCAAGAAAACAAAAGTAAAAAGAGTGACTTATTCACATTTGCACCATTAAAAAAGGGAGCCGAAGCTCCCTTTATCCGTTGATTAGTGAGTATTGATGCCACTCACAAAGCCGTGGAGGAATGCCCCCGCAAAGGCAACACCTAGAACGATAGCGAGAACATCTCCAAGTAAATTACCCGATAAAGGAGGCATAGAGGTGAACCGTTAGCGACGCAAGAAGCCAACAACCATGGTCACACCAAAGCCCAGTGCAGCCATACCAATCAGACCCGCAACAACCAGTGATACGTTAGCTTGACCACCGGATACCGCAGAGTTGATTGCGCCCGTGATATCGACTTCAGCGAACGCCGGAGAGACAGACGCAGCCATCAGTGCAGCGCCAGCTGCGGTCTTTTTGTTTACTACTGCGTGTTTTACGTTATTTACAACAAGTTCTAGTTTTTTCATAAGATTTACCTTTTACTCATAAGGCGAACAACACGACCCACCCAGTGACCAACGACCATGTTGATCAAGAGCACGCCACTGACATACAGGAACAAGTCTCCGTTGAATAGGACTGGTTCCTTATATTCTTGGTAGTCCACCGCCGAAATCAGCACGTATTCTTGGCAATCCGCAACAGGCGTTTTCGTTGCTTTCAAATTGCCATACTGGTTAACGACGGTGACGCATACAGACATTTTTTAGCCTTGAACTGTTTTCATTGAAGCCTCGAAGTGCTTCTTAATTTCTTGGTCGACTGGAATAAGCTCAGTCACGATAGCGCCTGCCAATGGGTCTTCTGGGTTAATCTCCAAGCGCAATTGGTATTCACGGCGAGGAACGAGAGCACCAGTGCGCTCAAGAAGCAGGGCATATTCATGGTCAATCATCAAAGGTTGATCCCATTGGGGATTCACATCACCGGATTCACCGATAGTGCGGCGTTTGAATTTCTCCGAGTTGATTTCACGTAGAGGTCGTGACACGTTCAGTTGAGCACTGTCACCACGTGCTGAGTTCCAAGTGATATCCATGCCAAGTACAAAAACGGATTTAGCCATTTGTTAAGTCTCCAATATGTGAGTCACCAACTTGCCGTAGGTATCGGGGAAGGTGAATTTAGTTCCATCACGGACAAGGGAACCGACCACGGTTTCAATGTCGCCCTCATGGAATTCGATTAAAGAGTTCAGAATTTTCCCGTACTGGCGGCGCATCCAGTGCGCAGAGGCCAACAGGTCTAACGCCGCTCGTTTCGTCGGGACAGGTTTGGTATTGAATTTCTTTGCAGTAGAAATTGACGCAGCAAAATCATTGAGCGCGGCATACGCGCCAGCTGGATTCAGCAATACATCAACATTCCATTTTTTAAGCTCGACTTCAGAGCGATACCAAACAAGGCCAGTGTTCGCGAGTTTCTGCTCAAGAGCCTTGTTGTAGATACGCCAGTAAATGCGCGAAGTACGCGAACCAATTGAGTATTGTTCTTTGGTGTAAATCGGTTTCCCATCTTTGCCGATACTGGCAATGGTCATATCTTCATGAAGCACAGGACCACGACCACGTTCAGCGGTTCTGAAACAGTCGTCACGCCACGCCTTGTAAGCGTATTCGCAATCAAAAATGCCGTCGTAATCGTCATAGGCCAAGTCAACACGCGCCAGAGTTTGCACACCAAGGACATTGGTCAGCCAGTCATGCAGCGACCACGTAGGACGACGGGCAAATACATGCTTGCATCCCGTTCCGTTGATTTGGAAATGCACCGTGTCATTGTTACCGCCGATACCAACGAAGCCGCAGAAGTCCTCACCATCTGGCGAAGTCAGTTTCATGGATTCGGTGTAGAACTGGAAACCCAAACCGCGAGGCGCAGACAACGACAAACCAAGCACTTGATTGGTGAAGATGCGCAAGCAATCTTCCAAGTAGTTGCGGTAACAGAGTTCAAACGCTTTGTTGTACGCTTCAATTTCTTCAGAAGTCTTAGCGACCGTCGGATTAAACACAGGTGGAGCAGGGAACTTAGGCGCTCGACAGTGACGCTGTAACAGTCCTGATTTGGCAAAGCCTTTGTATTCCTCATGCTTGTGCAATCGACGAACCGCATCGTGACAATGACGTAAGTCTTTCACCGCAAACGTAAAACACAGGTAATCAATATGAACGCTTTGCTCATCGAACTTCTTGAGGATGTTAGTTGCAGTAGTCATCAAACACCCCCAAATTGATACGTTGTTCAACGGTCGTGTTGGTGATGGACACCAACTCATAAGAAGCGAACTGAGAGGAAGCCCAAGACTCAAGATGAGACATAGATTTAAGCAAATCCCATTCGTCGCAACCTTTGACCAACACAGACACCGTGTAGTCAGGTAGCAAGTCGTAATAGATGATTTGAGCTTCATTCATGATTACTGAGCCTCAACCAAAGCTAGGAGCCCAGCTAACATACATAACAGTTGAAGTGGCTTGTTGCGTTCCATGTTGACGGCTCCAGTACGAAATATTTCGTATAGTTAATACGAGATTTTTCATAGTGTAAATACGATAAATCCCGTACATATAAGCTAGAATCAAGAAAAGAAATTGAAAGGCAGGATTGGAAAATGTACACAAACAAGCTCATTGATGCCTATAAAGAGCAGATGAACTACGTGCAATACAAACAAATCGCGCCAGACTTAGGCATAAGTCCTCAAATGCTTACTGATGTGCGTAAAGGAAGAACGTATTTAAAAGAAAATCAGATACTTATGCTTGCCGAAGCTATCGGTGAAGACAAAGAAAAGGCTCTGATTGGCTTAGCGATGGATAAAGCAAAAACGCACGAAGCGCAGACACTATGGCAGAACATAGGAAAAAAGTTTAACGGACTTGGATTATCAAGTATTTCAATGGCTTGTGCTGGATTGGCCTTAGTGATTGCAAGTCCACAGGAACCACTATTACAGTACGCATTATGTATATTATGTTAA